CTTGCGCGGCGGTACGGTTGTTGTCTCAACCTGCACAATAAAAATTTCCTGCAAGTCTGCGTTGATGCTCAAAATGTTTTCAGTTTGAGCGTCATTCGTTTGACCTAGCGACTTAAACAGCATGTTTTTGTAGGCACGCTTTCCGGTGACGACAGCAAACGGCTCGCGGCTTGCTTGCAAGGCAAGCAGCTTGGCGTAAGTCTCAACAAGTGGCGCATCTGTTGCGTTGAACATGATTTTGATGCTCACCGTTGCAGGCTTGACAAACGCATGGTCTGTAATCGTTGCGCCCTGCTGGACTGGGTGTTGCGTGATTTCAAGCTCGTCGTTTGAGATTTCCTCAATCGTGAGCATGGTCGTGAATGGGCCAATTGCGCGTTTTGGCACAAATGTTGCAATGGATGATTCTGGGGTAAACAGGTTCATTTTGCAGCGCCCTTCATGTTGCGAGCCATGTCAGCGTTGACGCGCCCTTGTTGCCCCGCCACAGCCTTTGCTGTAGCGTCTGGGTTGCCTGCGCCTTGCACGACAATCTGGGTTTGTTGGCTGACGCTCTGTGAGCCTCCGGTCACGGCTGCTTGAGCTTGTGGGCTTGGTGTTGATGCAGGTGCTCCACCGCCAAAGCCAAGCATCTTGCCGACACTGCCAAAGAAGCCAGAGACAGCGGAGCCAGCCGAGGACAAAGCGCCAACCATGGTTTTGACGAGGTCAATAATCCACTTGATGATGCCGCCAAAGTTCTTACCCCAATCAATCATGCTTTCCCCGCCCTCTTGCCAAGTCAGGAAATCATCAATCAGCAAGGCAATTGCCGCGCCAAGCGAAAGCAAAAGGCCAATCGGTGAGGCCAAGAAAGCGAGGTTTAGGTACTTCCAAGCGGCGGCGGCGGCAAGGATGTAACCCGCCCACCCGTCCGTTTTGTCGTTGAGGTCTGACAAGAAGCCGATGATTGAGCCAACAGCGGAGCCAATACGCCCGACGATGCGAATAAACGCCTCGGCGATGCGAAGCACCAAATTGATGATCGGCGAGACAGCGTTGATGATTTTGGGCATGTTTTCAACGAGAAACTTGCGCAGCGTATCGATGCCGTTTTTAATTTGCCCCATGAATTTCAGGCCGACAGCGCTTCGGATGGCGTCAAACGTCATCGACAGCCTATCCATGCTGTCGTTAAATTCGCCCGATTGTTCGGCGGCTTGACTTGCATCAACTCCGGCGTTTTTGTACAACTGGTCAAACTCGGCGGCAAGCCCTGAAACGTCAGTGGTGAGCGCGTTAATCATGGTCGGGTCAATGCCCAATTTGCTCAAGACTGCAATTTGCTCGCCTCGGCCCATGTCCTTGATTTTGTTGCTCACCTCGCCCATGAGAACGGATGTGTCTTTGAGCTCGCCGTTGCTGTCCTTGGCGTTGATGCCGAGGCTCTTGAAAATCTGAGCGCCACGGCCTAAGCCGAGCGCGGCCTCACCAGCAATGCGGCTCAGGTTCTCAATGGATGAATTCGCGGCTTGTACGCTTGAGCCAGTCAGCGTTGCAACATAGCCGAGGCGCATGATGCTGTCGGCTGTGGTGTTCACTCGGTCAGCCAAATCGCCGATGGCGTCAAACTTGTCGGCAACGCCAGCAACAAACGAGGTGATGACGCCTGCAGCGGCAACTGCGGCTGTGCCAATTGCACCAATGGCGATGCTTGTGCTTGTGATTCCTTGGCTGAATTTTGAAAGACCAGCCTCGTCAATCTGGAAGCCTAGAGAGACGATGAATTCTTTGATTGTTTCGCCATTCATTCGTTGGCCTCTCTATATCTTGATTCGTTTTCGTCTTGCACGTCCAAAGCGTCATTCATCAACGCAATGTCCGCCAAGTCGATTGTGCAGTCAATCAGGCTTTCATATTTGCACATGCCTCTCAGCACCGGACGGAGTAGCCAATCCTCTCCATCCGGTAAAGACACCCACTTTACTGGGCGCTTGCTTTCTGGGTTGCGTCTTTCAAAGCTGAGGGCATTGCGGCGAAAAAACCCGACATGTTGAATGATACAGACTGCCATGCCAACTTGAGCATCTTGGTCATATCAATGTCGTCGTACATGAGCACATCTCCTGTTGATACTGGGCCCCAGCCTAACCCTTGCGGCTGCTTTCGGCTCACCACTTTGAGAAGGCCAAAGATACAGTAATCGGCATCCGTGTCTGAGAGCTTTGCAACTGCCGACGCAATTGCGGGAAGCGCGTCAATGCCGCTTTTCCCGCCTTGCATGGATGGTGCAAGCTCACCAAGAACAGGAGCTAGACGACGAACAATATGGAATTGGGCGCGAGCGTCCAGCTTGCCGACACGGTACATTATCCCGTCCAGTTCAAATTCCATGCGTTAGACCTCTGGTGTACCGCTGCCCAATACGGCAACTGTCTTCACTGCGTCAAAAGTCCACTCCATCATGCCGCCTTCTTTTGCGTAAGTGATGGAGGGGCGCTTTTTGAACGCCACCTCAGTCAGCGTCACGTTGTCGCCACGGACAGAATCACGAATTGTGATGGTGTTTTTGCCATGGCTTGCGCTTGACTTGGTTTGCAGGTTGTACATCTCTTGCAACTGCTTGTTGACTGGGGATGTTTTCAGCAAACGGATTGTGACGGTGCTTGATTCGTTGGCGACAAGCGAGTGCATACCAGAGCCATCAGCCCCGATAGTCATTACGTTTTTGTCTTCTGACGATTCAATGCTAATGCCTTCCTCGGCAACGCCAGCTCCAGCGGCTAAGTTGATGGAGCCGCCGACACCAGTCAGGGCTGCGACAACGTCTTGAAACGAATAGGTGCTCATTTTTCAGTTCTCCTTGATTAGCGGTTGACGTCAATGATGGCGTCGATCTCTTGGATGGCTCCAGCCAGCTTCAAAGCGATCTGGATGGGTGGCGCAATACGCTGTTCGCGGATTGACTGGTCTTGCAATGCCATGGGCTGAGTGTAGATGTAGAAGCCCTCGGTCAAGAACTGGCCTCGCTCCAATTGACCGAAACCGTCAGCGTTCCATTGACCAGGTGCAACCAAGCCGTTGTTGATTGCTTCGGCGCACACGTTTGATGCGGTGTTGACCAGTTGGTTTTGACCTGCGTCAGTTTGTGGAATTTTTGTCTTGCTTTGATAGAGCAAGTTGTACAAGGCTGTTTGCAATGCATCAACAAACCAATCGAGGCCGTGGATTTCGTCGAAATAAGCCTGACCACTCATGACGCCATACTGAATGATGGCGGTGTCGTTCATGTACTTGACAAACACGTTGCAACGCTTGGCTTTCAAGGTTTGGGCTTGTGTTTCGGTCAACAGCTCGGCGACAACGCCTGGCTCTTGCTTGTACATTAATGTGATGGTGCTGCGGTTTGCTGAGAAGTTCACAGAGAAGGCGCGACCAAACATTGAGCACACGGCAAATTCGTTGGCGCTGAACGTCACGAAGCTGCGTTTGTAGCTCAAAGCCTTGAGGCGGCTAGCCATGTCGGTAGTCCAAGCGGCATCCAAAACGCGTGTGTCGGTTTCGGTGAAGCCAAAGATGCGGCTGACGCTTGCGCCTTCAACAAACTGGGCAACTGCCACAGCTTGGTCGTCGGTTGGCATTGTTGATGCAGCAAAAGTCAAGCCGTACCACATGCCGGACATGTTAGCCAACTCGGTGGCGCACTCGACGGGTGTTTCTGCAGCGTAGCCTGGCACTGGAACCAGCGCGGTGGCGGCGGTCAGCTTAAGCAAAGCCGAGATGTTTGTGCCAGATGCGGCGGCGATTGCGTAGCCAACAGATGACGATGCACCAGTTGTTGCGCTTGTGATTGTGAAGCGAGAGCCATCCCATGCCGCTGCTGCACCAGTCAACACGGTGTTGATTTCTGTGGCAACGCCATTCAGGTTGGTAACAGCAGAGAAGTCCAAGCCAGTCACGGACTGCTCAGAGCCATCGATTGAGATTTTGAACGAGCCAGTAGTGATGACTGTCCAGTTTGAAAGCGTTTGCTCTGCGGTTGTCAGGATGCCGCCTTGAATCAGGCCTGCGGTGGCTGTGCGCAACCAGCGAGCGATCATCAATTGGATTGGGCGTGGTGTTTGACCGAAGTACAAAGCAGCAGCCAAGTATTCTGGGGCGGATGTGCCAAAGTCCTCGGCGACAGATTCCAGGTCAACGTAGCTGCGAATGCGGTCACGTCCGTTGATGACGTTGCTGTCGCCAGCAATCAGCAAAGTGCCAAAGCCGCGACGAGCAGCCGCCAGAGGTGCTAAGTTGACGGTGGCTCGCACCAGTCGTCCGATGTTCAATCCTTGTGCCATTTCTTTCTCTCCTAAAGTTAGGCTGACACGTTAATGTCAGCGGTAAGCGAATTAATGTCCCGATTCTCGGTGGCATTTCCATAAGCACCAACAAAACTGAGAATGTTGTAAGTGCGACGAATTTCACGACTGATTGTCATCGTAATGTCTGCGCGATCAAAGAACCTGTCGTTGACGAGTTCAGGGGCGTGTGTAATGTCTGAAAAGCCATTGATGCCCAACCCCTGAGAAAACAACTGCTCTCTATTTTGCGCGATAAGTTCAAGCCCGTCACGCAAAATTGCGGCATTGACCAAACAATTTGGGCCATAAAACGCGCACAGCAGGTCAAGCTCCTCATGGCGAAGCATTGTCGCCCCGCCTGAATCAAGCTGCTCGTGATATGCGCCCTTTTCTGGGCGCTGCGACATGATGGCATAGCCACACCAGTCAACGTCAATTGAGGGGATGGGCGGTGGGTTTTGCTGCCACATTGGGCGCACCATGGTTGCACCAAGGCCAGTCACGCCAACAATGACGCTTTGCAGAAATCGGCGAAGCGCCAGCCCGTCAATTGACGATGCTGATTGCGTTAAATATCCACCTGTGGCGCTTGAATTAGACATTCACTGGCTCCAGTTTGCAAACGGCCTTTGTAAAGCCTGCGCCGAAATTCATAAAGTCCTCAATGACTTGAAATACCTGATAACGCTTTCCACCAAAAACAATCACATCGGCATAGCCTGACTGACTTTCTGCGTGTAAAACGCCTTTGTAGTAAACGTCAATCAGGTCTGACAAGCGAGCACCTTCTGGGACGCGCTCAAGCGTTTCTGTGTTTGCGCCTTGCACTACAGCGGTGATGCTTGATGATGTTTCGGTCAGCACGTTTTCGCCGTATGAGTTGACCGACGATGCGCGTCGAATCAGCGTCACGGTGTTTGTGAAATCTGGGTCTGTCAAAAGCTCTGAGACGTCAATCAAGGCCATTACTTATCCCTCACGACATAGGTGATTGAATTGAGCAATTGACCCGTTCTAATCAGTGGCTTTGTGCCTTTTGCGCCTTTTCGTGCGCGAGCCGCAAGCGTTGACGCCTTGAGTGGAGCAAAGCCCTCACCGGACTGGATGCGTTTTTTAACGCTAGCCTGTGCAATCAAACCAGCGGCGTTGAGGCCCTGGTCAATCGTTCCATCTCCGGTGATGGCCTTTTGTGCGTAGCGTTTAAGCACCTCAGCGCATTGCTTGCTTACAGCCTTCACGCCTGGCACAAGAAAAGGGCGAGGCGGGATGTTTTGCGCTGCGCTCCCATTCTCGTGAATGAAGCCAAGCGCGGCGTTTGTAATTGGCTCTTTTTTCCGGACGGTTTTGTCGGCTGGGATGCCGACGAGCACCTCTTTACCAGCCATCGCTTGGATGGCTTGAAGGATTCGCGCTGAATCGTCTTTGATGACGGTCACGCTCATAGCTGATAGCACCCCTGACCTATTAGGCGCGTCAATTGGATGTATTGGCGACCATAGACCGTCTGGTTCCAATGGCCTGCATTTGGGAGCATCACGCTTGCGTTGTCGTACGAGACGCTGACAGAGCCAACGGCCTTGCTTGCAATTGGGCCACCAGCGCCACCAGGCAAACCGCCAGCGTTTGATGCAGCCACGTTTTGAGCTGAAAACGTGATGTTGTGAGCCGTAAAAAGCTCAACCGCCTGCGTGTACAAATCGACAAAGCGGTCTTGTGAAATGAGCTTCTCGCCCGTCCCTGACCAAAAAGTCAGGGACGAGTTTGGAAAGCGGACTGTGTCCGTGAACTCTGGAAAGTCCAAACGGAACTGTGCCAAGTCCATTATTTGCCCTTGCGGGTTTTCTTGGTCGAGGTCTCAGCTTCGGCCTCTTGCGCGGATTCTTCGTCAGATTGCTCTGCGTCAGTTTCGGCTTGGGATTCTGTTTCAGCTTCGGTTTCGGCGTTTGTCTCAGCTTCGGCCTCTTGCGCGGATTCTTCACGCAAAACAACGGCATCGCCATCTTTTACAAGACCATTAAAAAACCAGTTGTCTTTTACATCGTTGGCAGGCACTTCGTGAACGCCTTTGCCGTATGTCACGCGATTGATGGTGACGGGACGATTGAATTGAACTTGCATAGCTAACCTTTCAAAAATGGGGTGGGTTTTTACGCCCACCCCAGTTTACTTAGATACCGTCGCGGTAGATGACAGTTTCTGAGTATGGGAATTCGACTTCACCAAAAGCCCAGATGTAGGGAGCGTTGAACTTGATGCCCAAGTAGTAAGGCGTCTCGCGGCGGATTGGCACCATTGGGAAGCGCACACGGTCTTCATTGTTGGTATAAGCCACCATGCGATCAGAGCTAGAAGCGCCACGACCATCCAACCACTTCACTGGCTGAATGTCCAACTTGCGACCGTTCACACGGAGGCTGATGGAGTTGTCTTCCAAGAAGGTCAAGATGGACACGTTGCCAGCGGTGCTGACTTTCTGTGCTGCAATGTAGGCGAATTGCTGTGGAGGCAACAACACCTTGTCTGGGCAAACGGCATAACCCGAAGCGGCCCAAGCCGTTTGAATCATCTCGTTCACATCAGCCAAGATTTCGTCTGGTGTCTTGGTTGTCCACACGCCACCAGTCACAGCGCCAGTTGTAACGAGGCTGGAGTTAACCAAGCCAGTTGCGCCGACAGATGTGTCACCGATGTAAACCATCTCGTCGATTGCCATTTGATACATGCTGTTCAATGCGCTGAACTTTTGTGCATCAATTGGTTGACCGAGCAATTGGCTGCGCTCAAGCTCAACAGATGAGTAGCTGATTTCTTGGCCTAGCAAACGCAAAGGCAAAGTCACGCGCTCACCGTTGATGCTTACGCCTGGCAAAGTGGTTGTGTTTGGTGACAGCCATGGCTTGCCTGTTGCAGCTTGAGTGCCAACGCCACCGAAGCTAGAGCGAATGAACGAAGTCGATTCGTTAGCCATGGTGATGCCAGAGCGCAAGGCAATGTCGCGGCCCCAAGTTGTATTAAACAAGGGTTCATACAGCTTCTTGTCGAGGTTGTCGAGTTGGTTGACGTAAAACGCCAGTGTTGAGTCAAAGGTTTTCATGTTTTCTGCTCCTTAAGCGATGCGGATTTCTGCGATGTTGGTGGCGTCTTTGCCATCAACAGCCCAAGTTGCGCCAGTGATTGCAACGCAAGCGCCAGAATCGGCGGCGGTTTCAAAGTCGCCAACCAACTTGCCAGATGCGGCTGTCACACGGACGTAAACAGCGCCACCACGGACTGGTGTGCCTTGGGTACAAACAACGTTCATGTAGCCCTTGACGACGATACCTTGCACCGATGCGGTGTTTGGTGCGCCGCCTGCGAATGTCTGAGCCAAGTCACCAGCGATGCTGGGAGTGACACGAGACAACACGCCAGCAAACACAGAAGCTGCGTCACCGGAGGCGATTTTTTCAAATTTGCCAGACACCAATTTGACGGGTGCGCCAAAAGCGGTGGGGGCGGCGGATGGGTTAAGCAAGCCTGGCTCAACAACGGTGTTATCGGGACGGGTTACGTCACCAGCAACACCAGCGGGGGCGCGATACAAATAGCTAGTCATTTGGGTTTCTCCTTAAATTTTGCCGTAACGGGCGGCGTTCATTTCGTTGATTTTCTCAGGGGTCATTCCACCGGCTTTCATGCCAGGCAATGAATCCAAAGAAACTCGTGAGTTGTTCAATTGTGTGCGACGAGAGCCTTTGAGCATCTCAGATGCGGCAACAAACAGCATGTCTTTGTCGGCGGTGTCGTAATCCTTGCCAGCAAGCAAGGTGTCAATCACGGCTTTGCCTTCGTCTGTGCCGTAAGCGGCGTCGAGAGACTTGGACTTCATGTCGTTTGACTTTGCGATGCCAGGGGCCAAGATTTCAGCGCGAGCCACGGTTTCAGAATCAACAGCGATTTCGCCAGCTTCTTCTTCGGGTTCTTCGCTTGCCTCTTCACCGAGCAGCTTCATCAAAGCATTTTCGATTGTCACAAGACGTTCTTCAAGTGTTTTCATTTCTTCGGGTTCATGGTCGCCCTCCATATCGCCTTCGGCAGGTTTCACGCCTTCATCACCAGCGGGTGCTTCCTCTGGAGTGGGTTCGTCAGCCGAATCTGGTGTGGGCTTGAGTGCCGCTTCGATTGCGTCGAGACGCTTCATCAAAGCTGCAAGCATTGCACCAACATCCTGATCTTTTGCAGGGACTTCTTCTGGCATGGCTTCATCAAGCGCTTTCCCGAATAGCCCCATGATTTTCTCTTTCATGGTCATGGTTTTTCCTTTTGGTGCGTGGTCGAAAATGGCGCACTCTGAACCGCACCGTCCAGATGCCACAAGTGCAACGTGATTGCCAATGATGTTCTCTTGACGGCCTCGCCCTGGTGCGACTTCGACGTATTCTGCCTCATAACCACACGAAACTTCGCGCAGTCGTTTTGATTTAACAGCAGAAATAGCCTCAAAATCGGTGATTAGCAAGTCAGCCAACAGCTTGTCGGCATCGTCGCCCTCACCTGGACGCACATTCTGAACAACGCCAACGGCAAGTTCGCGCCAGTTTTCAGGAGTGACAAAATCATCGGGATGGTTGATGGTTACGGGTTTACCCTCAAAAGATGCAATTGTCTGTGGGTCGTGAATATCCTCGACGGTTCGAGAAATAACCGTGTGCCCATTTTTTCCCGCATCAATTGGTGTTTCGCCTGGTGCGTACAAAAGCTCACCAGTGCGCGTGATTGGTACGCCTTCGCAAATCAAAAAGCCTTCTGGGGTCTCGCTCAATCGCTCGGACAGATTTGCCACGGAGTAAAACCGCTTGGCAACGTCACGCGATTTACCAGCGGACTTGTAGGCGATGGCGGCGGCTTGCTCTGGTGAGTGGCCCGAGCGAATCAGCTCCGCGATGTTTTCGCTGATGACTTCTTGCGATGTGCCTTGCTTGAGTTGCATTAGTCGGCCTCCAGCCAGTTAAATCCAGCGACGATGTTTGCCGTTTGGTTTGACTGGTTTGTGATTTTAAAAATGTAGTCGGCGTTCTTTTTGAGCAACCATTCGCCCTCAAAGTCGTCGCCGGATACGGTGTTATGTGTTCCGAGGATTTTTCCAGTCAGCAACTTTACCCCATTGGACGACACAGACGCGCCTGCGTAAACCTGCATCGTTGAAGTTGCTGTAATTTGCCTGTTTCGATTAATTGTTGTTTGCAAGGTTCCAGCGGATGTGACTGTTGGCAACTCAAAGAATTCAACGGTAATCGGCGCTGAATCTGATTTGACAAAGAAGTCAAGCAGGTGGGCGGTAATGTTGCCAGTGCGCCCGAGGAAATACGAAACTCCAGCGGATGCAATAGATGACGCGCCCGTGTACGTCCAAGAGACGCCGTCGTGCACAGCGGTATGCTTAATGCCGATTGTTTTCAGCGAGCCGTAATCATCCACGACATTGTGGACTTCATCCTCTTCGTTGACCATGCGCCCCGTCTGGGGGGTGATGTTTGCGAGTTTTGGTGTGGTCGTTTGCATGGCTGCGAATTATTCTCTGAATTTTAGAAAAGCACAATCATTCTGGGATTATCGGCTCTGCAAAGCATCGACAGTTCCAAATCTCACCTGGCCCGTGTCTGCCTTCGCCCTCAATTTCTGGGGGGTCGTCGTACCTGAATATTTTTCCCTGCAGTCGGCGGTGAGATTCGCGCACATCCCCATCTTCTGCGGTTTGCCAGATGTAATGGGTTGCCCCGACATACTGGGCACGTGCCTGTGTGATGGCGGCATTTGCCTTGGCTGTTTCGGTTCGGGCAATCAGGGTGGCTCGATTGACAGTCACACCCTCGGTTCTTGCAATTTCCTGTGCGGCCTCGTCGATGCGCTTTCCACCAATTGCCGCCTGTTGCGCGATGTTTTGGGCGCGTAAGCCAGCCTCAAGCGGCAATGATTTAATCAGCGCCACCTGCTGGGCTTGGATGATTTGAGCCACCGAGCCTGTCGCTGACTGCTCAAACATGCGGCGCATCTCGGCCCCGATTTTCTTTGACTGGGACTGGTAGGCGCGTTTGTTGTACGCCTCAACGGATTGAACCATGCCAGAAACAATCTTTTCAGCCCACGGGCCAAGCGCTTCGGCATAGCCTTTGAGCGCAGTAGCCATTTTCACTTGGTCGCGGATTTTTGCGCCATCGGTATGAGACGCAATGATTCCAGCGACGATTCGAGCCACTTTGCGTAGCTCGATGGCATATCGACGCTCAATGCCCTTGGGTGGCCCAAACGGATTAGGCATTCATCCAGTCCCGAATTCTGTCTGTGACGGTTGGCTTTGCGCTTGGCTCCAGCGATTCAACTGGCTGGGGTGGAGGCTCAACCTTGGCTTGCTCAATATCCTCTTGGGTGACGTTGCTGAAAACGCCCGTTTGCTCGCTGGACTGCTTCAATTCTTGCAGGGCAACGTCAGTTGAGATGATTCCAGCGTTGTATGCGGCAACCACGGTATTTGTGACAGCGGTTGCAATGTCGGCTTTTTCCTTGTTTGAGGTTTGCCATAGCGGTACAAAATCAAAATCAAAGCTGTCGGGCACAGCCTGTCCAAACATGGACATGTGCATCACGCGCAAGACGCGCATCAGGCCATCACGCAAACGGCTTTCCTGTTGCGAGTAAACGTTGTCGTAATACATGCGCAAGTCAGATTCACCTGTAGCGCTGAGGCCAGCGGGGGATTGACCGAACAAGCGAACCAGCGGGATTCCTGTCGCGCCTGAAATTTGCTGACCGAACTGCAAAATCATGTCTGACAAGCCAGAGAACGAGTAGCTATGCGCGGCAAACGTGTCCTCTTTGTCCAAGAGCGTCAGTCCTTCATTGGTTTGAAGCATCCGCATGTGGTGGAACATTTGCAACAAATTTTCTTCGGCTTTGCCACCAGCGGCGAGTACTTCGCGCAGTTTGTCAATTTGAACTGTACGAAGGTGGGCTTTTTGAATCAGGTTTGCAGCGCCTGACGTTGCTGTATCAAACGACACGAGGCGGTCATACATGCGCTCAATTACGGATTCGCCCCACCACATCTCTGTCATGGCTTGCATCGCTGGGAGCTGGATGCCAATTTGACGGATGACGCGGGAATGGTGAATGCGCAGCTTGCCAACCTCGCCCGTTGCCACGTTTGAGATTACATCGTAAAACTCGGGCAAGCCGTAATCCATACCGTCTTGCACGATGTTTTGCAAGGTGGGATTGAGTTGCCAGCGGTCAAAAACTTTAAGGCCTCGAAATTGATTCTTTCCCACCGTATCAATGCGAAGCGGTGTCGCCATGTCCTGACCGTCCACAACGATGACAGCGACTGCGCCACCGTACAAACGGCCCCACTTGATGGTTTCAAGCAGCGAGGCCCACACGCCAGCGCGGGTGAGTGATGACTGCAGCTTTTGCATTTGCTCTGGGTCTGAATCGCCTTTGATGGTAATGCCAGCGCGAGTCATGTCCTCGGCGATTGAATCAACGGCTGCACCAACAATCCACGAGCCGCGATACATGGCCTCCAGCTTGATGCGGTTTCGCGTCAGCAGGTCAAACAAGTAAGTGCCATCAGAAAAGACGTTTTGCGCACCCATGCCCATACGGGCGGTCAGGTTTGCGAATCCGTCTCTGGTGCTCATTGCTGCATCGTTCACGGTTGATTGTTTGGCCTGTCGGCGTTCGCGTCTACTGGTCATGCTAGAGCATCCTTTCCCACAAAGTGGCAGTGTTATTTGATGCCAACAAATCGTTGATTGCATCAATCATGGGGTCAACTTGGTCGTCGTGTGAATGCGTGTCATCGGCTGAAAAGGATTCACACTCGTTGATGAAATCGCTCACAAATGGCGCATCTTGCGGCAATGATACTTGCCCCGCCTCAATATAGCCAACAACATCAAGAAGGCGCGTGTATTTGTCTTTGGTTCGCTGAATACCAGCCACTGGCACTTGAGCCTTGGTTTTTATGGCCTGAATCAGTCCAGTGCCTGAAGCTTTGTCCTCAATCTTCATCTGGCGAAGCTGACCATATCGGGCGGCGTCTGCGGCCTTGTGTTTTTGCCAAAAGGCGATGGCGCGGCGCTCAAGCTCTGGGGCCTCCCACTTTCCACGGATTAGGTCAAGCAGGTAGATGCGCCCGTCTTCGCCCTTGCCCCAGCACTCAAAAACTGAGTAATCGTTGCGCTCGGCGGTCTTTTGAGCCGTGTCAGCGTAAATCAGGCGTTGTTTGATGATGGGTGGCTGAGTGTGTATGTGGAACCAGTCGCCCTTGATGATGTTGCCACCCAAAACAATTGGGCGTTGCATGTATTGGCCTGCGAAGCGATACGAATCTGTACTCTCAAGGCGGCAAAGGTCTGACGTTGGGAACTGCTCGGGCCAGAATGATTCGCCCTTGTCGTTGATAGCAGGGATGCTGATGTGATGCCACTTCTCGCCGTTGCCACCGTTGAGCAAAAAGCCGGACAAGTCTTGGTCGTGAAGGCGCTGCATGATGACAATGATGGGCGTGTTTGTGTCGTTTTTGCGTGATTCCATGGTTGTCAGGAACCAGTCAATTACGTTTTCGCGCCTTGTTTTTGAGTTGCCCTCACCCGCCTTGTGGGGGTCGTCAATGATGATGGCCCCGCCAAACGTGGAGCGCATCTTGCCAGCGCCGTAACCCGTAATCGTGCCCTCTGCACCTGTCGCATAAACGATGCCGCCTTGACCCGTCCTAAATTCGTCCTTGGCGTTTGAATCATCCCGAAAGTCTGCAGTGCCAAAAATAGCCGAATAAACCTCGTGCTGCATCACTGAGCGAGCGTGGAACGTGTTGTTTGTGGCTAGGCGCTTGGAGTAACTGGCATGGATGAATTCACTATCGGGCCAATTGCCCATGCACCAAGCAATGAAGTTGACCACGGCAATCTCGGTCTTTCCAGAGCGCGGCGGCACGTTGATGATTAGGCGGGTGATTTTCCCAAGCGCCACCTGCTCCAGCGCCTCGCACATGGCTTGCTGATGCCAATTCAGTTTCATCGACGTGCCTTTTCTGGCCTCAAACATCACCTGAGTGAAAGTCAGAAGGTCGCTTTTGCACTTTTGACGAAACGAATCAACTCCGGTCATGCGTATTTCTTAGCCAGCGCAGCAAGGACAGAATCACCGCCGGATGGGGTCATGCTGCCATCAGGGGAAACGTGCTCCACCTTTTGAGTTTCCTTCCAGCCCATCTGGGTTTTGCTCCACCAAATCATCGCGGTAGTGTCGCCACCGGATGCGCGTTGAAACAGCGTCTGGCCAATCTTGGCGTTTGCCTTGGCTTTGCCGTTTACCAGCTCCGGCGTGAAATGCGCTCTCAGGGTATCAACCGAAATGCCATCACGCACTAGCGCGGCGATTTGCTCAATCGGGACGCCATAGCCTGACATGCTCTCAACTTGTCGGCGCTCCGAATCCGTGGGCTTGAAAGCTGGACGCCCCGCACCTTTTCGCGCCCCACCGTAATTTGGGTCGCGTGGTTTACTTGGCACAGTTTTTGTCTTTTTCGTTTTTACTGTTGGTTTTTCAAGTTTCTTTGTCATTTTTTAAACCTTTCTTATCGTTTTGCCCTATCTTATTGCCAACTAGCTTGTTTGGTGCTCGCTCTCCCATCACCTCGGTAAAGCTCCGCCCGTCAGATTCAAGGTGAGCATGTTTGCCCGTGAAGGCTTGCCAGCGTAAAACGATCACATCGCAATACTTTGGGTCTAACTCCATAAGGCGAGCTGTGCGACCGTTCTTTTCGGCGGCAATAAGCGTTGTGCCAGAGCCTCCAAAGCTGTCGAGTACTTCATCTCCGCCCTTGGTGTTGTTGAGTAACTGGTACTCAAACAGCGCCACGGGCTTCATGGTGGGGTGCTCGCCGTTTCTCTGCGGCTTTTCAAACTCAAGGATGGTCGTTTGCTTTCTGTCTGTGGCCCATAGGTGGCTTGCTCCCTCTTTCCACCCGTAAAGGCATGGCTCGTGCTTCCAGTGGTAATCCTGACGCCCCATAACCAGGCTGGACTTCTTCCAAATCAGGCACTGGCGAACAGCCCAACCAACGTCCTTGGCTGCGCCCCGAAAGTTGTAGCCCTCAGAATCAGCGTGCCAAATGTAAAAAACGGCCCCAGCCTTCATCACCGAATCTGCGGCGGCGTAAGCATCGCGCAAGAACTGGCGAAATTGATCGTCGCCCATGCTGTCGTTTTTAATTGTTAGGCTCTCTTTAGTTTTTCCCTCATAGGCCACGTTGTATGGCGGGTCGGTCAGCCACATGTCAACGTCACGGCCTTGTGTGAGTTTTGCCAAATCTTCGGCGCTCGTACTATCCCCGCAAAGCAGTCGATGCTTACCCATCACCCAAACGTCACCAGCCACTGTGACGGGGTTCTCTGGTGGTGGCGGGGCATCATCAGGGTCGGTGAAGCCACTCGTTGGCGGCGGGGCGAGTAGCTCGTTAATCTCGGCCTCGCTAAAACCCGTCAGCTCAAGGTCAAAATCCAGCCCTTTCAACTCGGCGAACTCCAGTTTCAGCATTTCATCATCCCATCCGGCATTCAGCGCAAGGCGGTTGTCGGCGATAACGTAGGCGCGTTTCTGGGTTTCGGTGAGATGGCCCAAGCGGATGCAGGGTGCGTTTTGAATGCCCAGCTTCCTTGCGGCGAGCACTCGCCCATGTCCGGCAATGATTCCCCCCCCCCGTCGATTAAAACCGGATTTGTAAACCCGAATTCTTTGATGCTCGCGGCTATTTGTGCCACTTGCGCATCCGAGTGGGTGCGACTGTTGCGAGCGTACGGGATGAGGGTTTCTACTGAAACCTGCTCAATTTTGTTTGGAATGTTCATTTTTTACCTTTTTGTGATTTGGTGAAAACCCTAATTCGTCAAATTCAAAGATTTGCACTTTGACCATTCCAGCGATGGTTGGCGCTTTTGTGATTCTGAGGTCACAAATCTGGCTGTCGTCATCCCAAACGCCAGCATGGGTGAGGCTGTCAAGCAGGGATTTGAAAAGATTGTCTAGGTCTCGGCGGCGGCGGTCTGGCATGTAGGCCATGATGTGCACCGCAATTGGCCCTGTGTATTTTTCGCACCCATGCAAAAGGCGGACGACCTCGGCGCGGTATTCGCGGCCCTGCTCGCTGATGAGGTGGCGTCCTGCGAGTTTTCCCACCGTTGGGTGTCGCCAGTACGTGTTGGCTGTTGGGGGCCAAGGCAGCGTCAGGTTCATCATGCCAGCCTCTCCAGCGTGTCTTTAAGCAAATCGGCCTCGTTGAATCCGTAATGTTTCTCAAATCCCTTTGTGCCAAGGCCATGGATGCCGCTGTTGCCTCGGTGGTGCTCAACGCAAAGCGGCAAAACCGTCATGTGGCCCGAGCGTTGACCCATGCCAGCGCCTCGGCGAGGGTGGTGCAATTCGACGGGGCCAGCCTCATGGGGGCCATGCAAGCGCAAGCACACCGCGCAACCAAGCTCGGCGACACGGGTCATGTGCTTTTTTTCTTTCAATGTCGTCATTTTTTCCCCATCAATGAAATCGGCGTGTACATGCAAGCAGCGCTGCGCCAGCCTTTGACGCTGACTGACTTTAGGCTTACGTCTGTGCGTTGCTCTGGATGGTCAAGCCAGCGGCGACAGTTGTTGCAGTTTTTGTTTGGCACTTCGGGTTTGCACCTGATTTCGTGTCCGTGAAGCTGATTCATAAATCCACCACCTCAACATCATGCGCCTTTCTGCGCCCAGCGAGTATTTCTCGAATCCGTTTTTCTGTTTTTCGGTGGCATTGAATCATTGTGCGAGCCGAAAGCACCTCAATCATGTCGGCGTAATCACTCAGCAGGGCGCGGACTGCCTGAATCCCTTTCCCATCTAAACGCATGGTTTGCCCTGCCAGTTTGCGTTTTCCAGCCATAGCGAGCGCTTCAATCGCGTCATAAATCAGGTTTGATTCATCCTGACAGATGCCCATTTCAATCAGCGTCTCGGTCATATTGACCGCATCGGACAAGCATCGCCAATCGTCGTTATTTGGGTTTTCCCCGCGCTCGATGCTGTCCAGCCCCTGATACATGCGGGTGAGTTGATGCCTGCGCCACTCAATCGGCATGGGTGTTGACGGACTAGCCATGAGTTCGTCCATCATGCTGTAGGTGGCTTTTTGTTTGTGTTTCATGGTTGCATTTCTGGGAATAGGTCAAGGTTTTGCGACTTCATGCCACGAGATGTGTTGCGCCCGACAAAACGCAAGCGGCTTGCCTTGTTGGTTTTGATGCCGAGCAAGCGTTTGCCGCACTTGGGGCCAATAGCCTCGTTGCCGATAAACATGGCGGGTTTGGTGGTGCGTCCACACATGGCGCAGATGTATTTCACTTTGCACCCCTTGCTCGGATGGCCTGTGCGCACCGGTCAGCGCCAAGGGCGTGAAAGCTGTGGTCTTTGAAAACCTTGTAACTTCGCTTTGTTTCCTCGCAAGCAATAGCGCAAGCCTCGCGCTCTTCGCGCTGGGCGGCGAGCATTAGCCTGCCAATGTGAAAGTGCAGCTTTTTTGCATCTTCGGCTGAAACCAAAATATCAAACGACTTAGAAAATACCATGGCAAGGTCAATGCTCATGGTTTGCACTCCGATTCTGGGGCGGTAAACCTAACCCCGCGCTCTACGCCAAAGGCCTCCATCAAGGTTTGTAGATCGCTCATTTCGGATTTTGTCATCTTGCTCGTTGATTTGCCCAGCACGACAAAGCCGCCGTTGATGCCTGGCACAACATCCTGTTTGGTCAGCGCAGCTGTAAAAACGTGCTTCCACTCTTCCTCGGTAAGTTTGCGCCCGTACCAGTCCAACTGCTTGCTTATGTCAGTGAGCATGGCCCAGAGGCGGGAATTTTGCTCAAGGCTTCGGGTTTCCTTTTTTAGCTCAACAAGCATCCGATGGCCTGCAAGCAATGATTCCTTGAGCATGGGCCAAATCTGCTTTGTGAGCGCCAAATGCGCTTGTTGTGGGTCTATGCATCGGATTGTGATTCTTTCGGTCATAGGATGCCTCTCGTCAATCCATGCCAGCATTCTGAGATGCTGAGGGGTGTTTCGTCAGCATCTGGCTTACGCGCCCCAAGATCGCGGCCCGTCCATGTGGCCCGTCGAATCTGCGGATTGCTTCGAGCATCCCCATGGCTAAACGCTTGTCTGGCTGGGCGCTCAAAACAAGACGGGCGCAGCAATTCAGGCACATAAAGTTGTAGACCCCACCCTTCGGCTGTTGTTTTGATAAGTTGCATGGTTGGCATGTCATTCATGTTTTCTCCAAAACTAAGAAATATGAATGATGAATTCGAGCATGTCGCTGAACCTTCTTTTTTGTTCCAGCCGCCTGCGGTATCGGCATTCGATTTTTTGCAGCCAAGATAAATAAATCTTTTAATCGAAACCTGCCTTCCGCCCATTTCATGACATTCATGTGTGTGCAATGCATTTTGTGATTGTGAATAATGTCTTGGCATTTGATGACAAACACCCCCCCCTTCTTTAAAACACGATGTGCCTCAAAGATGGTTCCAGAATAATGAGTCTCAAGCTCGTCGTATTTGTAATACCCACTAAATCGACGACCCATCACTGAGTTGTGCTCGCGCCCTTGCTTGATGTAAGTCAAAAATGGCGGGTCAAACATTACCGATTGAATGGAGCTTTGTGAAATCGGCAAAAACATGCTGTTTGCCTGAATTGTGTCGGGCGTTTGTGGGTCAATATCAAATTTCAAATGCGGGTGTGGCAGGTTTTTCCAAAACGAGCCGTTTGCATACGTCAAATCTGCGTCAAAACGCTCTATGCCGCACAGCTCCATGATTGACTTGATGATGTACTCTTGGTCGTAGCTAACAGACTGAATTGTCATTGAGCCACCCCGCTTCTAAACTTTGCCAACTTAGCCAAAATCTCAGGCGGCGGCGGGACAGCAGATTTTCTATCGGCCTCAATCTTTTTCAGCGCAGCGTCTTGGTTTGGTGGTGGCGGGGTTGTGACGTGGGCAACGTCAAATTTGTTTACAAGCACCTGCTTTTCTTGAATCTCAAAAACATCCTGCCAATTGTTTGTGATTGATTTTTCTAAAACAGCTTGTACGCTTTGCCCATTAACTTTGAACTTTTCAAGTTTTGCAATCAAAAGCTCAATCGCCCTATCGGTAGGCGGCTTTTTAATTTTCTTGCGCATCTCCAAAAATGCCGCCCAAGCCTCAACGGGCATCCAATCTGGCAAAACAATCGGCGCGATAGCGGCCTTCTCTTTATCCAAAGAAGATGAAGATGAAGATGAAGATGAAGGGGTTGGTTTTTGTTTAACCTTGTCATCAACCTTAAGGTTAACCTTGCACTTATCCAATAACGCTGGATTTCCACCCTTGGAACCGCCTGCAGCCCTTATCTGGCGTATGTTTTCATCACGAATCATGCGTTTAGAAAAAATCACGCCATCCTCGGTTGTTTCATAAACACCTGCTGTTGATAATTCACTAAGCCAACCTTCTACAACATCAAAGGTTTCGCCAACCATACGCGCAAGGTTAGCAGGAAGGATAACCTTGTCTGCAACCTTCAAATGTCCGTATGGTTTACCTTCATGCATAAAGCAAATCATGTCCATCCAGAGGCCACGAGCGCCAGTTGAGCAAGACCTTAAGGCTGTATCCCGTAGCCAGTCGCTAGGGTAAAACTGAAATGATGGACGCTTCATTCTGAACCCAGCGCCTCACGAACAATTTGCTTTTCGTGATTAAAAATTGTTTCAAACTGATGCACAGATAGCCAAATAAAAGATTCTTCACCATCGGGCGTTCTTTGAGTAATGGTTACAAATCCATCACCAGAGCCGACAACCTCAGTTTCTAATTCAGCCTTTAAAAAAATTGACATAAAAACCCCAAAAAAAAGGGCTACACCTGAAGTCTCACCCTTGCGGATGTTGGCGGACTGGCGTAGTACCAGCAGACTTCATGTGTAACCCCACTACGAAACGCCGCCAAGCGTCTTTAAAAAATCATATCACACTTGTCGGCATTGTCTTGCGGTAAGACGGCCCGTATTTTTTATCAAGCTCCATGCGGTATTTAAAGGAGACGCCATTGCGTTTCCACATGTCCACCGCTGCACCACTGGACGCGCCAATCTTCGCAGCCAGCCGCACACACGAGCCCGCATCCTTGATTGCGTAGACCAATAGTCCTTTGAAGTATTCGTCGTCTTTTTTCATGCTGCAACTATACAACACTTTTTTAAATTACCTGAATTTATTTTTTTGTAAATATTTAAAAACTATTTTGGAATTGTGTTACAGTTCACTAAACCACAAAAAAGCACGAAAGGAAACCGATGGACTATCACCACCCAGCAATGAAAGAAGCAATGAAACCAACCCCAACCCCAACCCCAACCCCAACCCCAACCCCTCAACCACAACCGGAGCAAAAGCAATGAGCACAGCACTTACCACCCTCACCAGCAAACTAGCGTCACGCCTTGAAATGGGCGATGGCACAGGCTTGATTGAAACCCTCAAGGCCACGGCATTCAAAGGCCAAGTGACAGACGCGCAGATGACTGCCTTGATGGTCGTTGCCAACCAGTACGGCCTGAACCCTTGGACAAAGGAAATTTATGCATTCCCAGACAAGAACAACGGCATCGTGCCGGTTGTTGGTGTCGATGGATGGTCGCGCATCATCAACAACCACCCACAGTTTGACGGGATGGATTTTGAGCAAGACGCAGAAAAGTGCACTTGCATCATTTTTCGCAAAGACCGAAGCCACCCAATCAAAGTGACTGAGTTCATGGACGAGTGCCGCCGTTCAAACACGGGCCCTTGGATGACGCACCCCCGCCGGATGCTTCGCCACAAGACCATGATTCAATGCGCTCGCCTTGCGTTTGGATACGGTGGCATTTACGACCAAGACGAGGCCGAGCGCATCGTTGAAACGATTGACGCAAGCACAGGAGAAATCATCAACAAGCCAGCACGTCCAGAGCTTGAGGCATACCCACAAGAGCGATTTGACGCAAACCTGAACGACTGGCGAGCTGTCATTGAATCAGGCCGCAAAACTCCGGATGGCCTGATTGCGATGCTGTCCAGCAAGGCAGTGTTGAGCGAGGCTCAAAAAGAGGCGATTCACAAACTTCAACCAATTGACGCGCAGTAAGGGGAAACACTATGCAGATTCACGACGACTTGATTCAAGGCTCGCCCGAGTGGTTGGCCTACCGAGCAACGAAATTCAACGCAAGCGATGCACCTGCCATGATGGGCGTGAGCTCGTACACAACGCGCACCGAGCTTTTGACGCGCATGAAAACAGGATTGAGCGCCGAGGTTGACGCAGGCACTCAGCGCCGATTTGATGACGGTCACAGGTTTGAGGCTTTGGCCCGTCCGTTGGCTGAGAAGATTATTGGCCAGGACTTGTACCCCGTGACTGGGAGCGATGGCAAGTACTCGGCATCGTTTGATGGTTTGACCATGCTTGAGGATATTGCCTTTGAGCACAAGAGCCTGAATGACACGCTTCGCTCTGCCATGTTTGATGGGTGCACAGGCGACGACTTGCCGATTGAGTACCGCATCCAAATGGAGCAGCAATGTTTTGTTTCGGGCGCGGGGCGCGTTTTGTTCATGGCTAGCAAGTGGAGTGGCGACGAGTTGGTGGGAGAGCGTCACTGTTGGTATGAATCAAACGACAAGCTAGCTCAAGAAATTAAACAGGGCTGGGCGCAGTTTGAGCAAGACCTCGCCGAGCATCAGCCAGAGCAGGCTGCAACGCCATCGCCAATTGGCAAAGCGCCCGATGCATTGCCAGCCTTACGGATTGAGGTTACTGGCATGGTCACGGCTAGCAACCTTGACGCGTTCAAGCAACACGCGCTTTTGATGTTTGCAGGTATCAACAAAGAACTGAGTACAGATCAAGATTTTGCAAATGCAGAGAAAACGGTCAAATGGTGTGGCGAGGTTGAAACCAGACTGGTTGCCGCAAAAGAACACGCACTGAGCCAGACCGCATCAATTGACGAGCTATTCAAGGCGATTGACGACATTAGCGCAGAGGCTCGACGGGTGCGCCTTGAGCTGGACAAGTTGGTCAAGGCCAGAAAAGAGGCTATTCGCGGCGAGATTGTTGCGGAGGGTGTTGCCAAGTTTGCGCAGCATTTCCGTGAATTGAACGATCGAATCGGCAAACCCTTGATGCCATCATGCCAGCCCGACTTTAACGGCGCAATCAAAGGCAAGCGGACGGTTGAGAGCTTGCGCGATGCCGTGAACACCGAACTAGCGCGAGTGAAGATTGAAACAAGCGCCATAGCCGACAAGATAACGATCAACTTGCGCATTCTGAGTGAGCACGACGATGTGTCATTCTTGTTTTCTGACCTGAATAGCTTGGTGCACAAAGATGCAGAGGACTTGCGAGCTGTAATCAAGTCGCGCATCAGCGAGCACGAGCAAAAAGAATCAGCTCGAATTCAGGCAGAGGTCAATCGAGAGCTTGCGGCGAAAGAGGCGGCGCAACTCAAAGCGCAACAAGCCGAGCAAGCCAAGCCAGAGGCCGAGACGGTAAAAAAGGAAAAGCCAAGCAAAGCAACTGCAGAAATTGAAAAGCCAAGCGATGAGGCAATCATTCAAGCGGTAGCCAATGTGTTTGGCATCACTTACGCAACCGCCATTCGATGGATTGTTGATCTAAAAATTTAAGGGGTAACACATGAGCACAGGACGCCAACTCAGAGACAAGGCGCTTGCCTTTTTAGAAGCAAAGCGCCACGACTGGATTTCACGCGCAAGGCTTGAGGCGATATTTATTGCCAAGACAAAAGGCAGCGTGACCATCAACGATGTGCGCGAGGCCATTCAGATGCCAGAAGATTTCCACCCCAACACGTGGGGTGCTGTTCTCAAGTCAAAAGATTTTGAGGCCATAGGTTTTTCACAAGCCAGTCACCCAGCGGCACACGCCCGTGTTGTTCGCGTTTTTAAACTAAGGAGCCAAGAAGCATGAAATTAATTAAACAAGCCATTACGTACAAGGCAGAAATTCCACAAGACAAAGCGTTGCTTTTATCTCACCTAGAGGAGCAAGTTTTCACGGAGTGCATGGCGATGCAGGTGCGCTCAACTGGATTTGTTCCAGTCTTTGACGGTGGCGAACTTGTCGAGACATTCCCTGGTGGCCTAGCTTTTCGGGTTCGCATTGATGACAAGATCATTCCAAGCTCTGCAATTAAGCGTGAGCTAGAAAAGCGCATCAAAGAGATTCAAGATCAAACAGGCCGCAAGGTGGGCCGCAAAGAAAAGCTCGAAATCAAAGACGGTGTGATGGTTGACTTGGCAAGCAGGGCGCTGACAAAAACAACCGCATCCGTTTGTTGCTTTTACGAATTCAAGACTGGGTTTTTAATCATCAACACGACCAGTAAGCATATTGCTGACGTTTGCGTCACGCTTCTAATCAAATGCGTGGGCAGCATCAAAACTGAAACGCTGCACGTGTCAGACGTAAAACATGGCCTCACAACACGCCTAAAAACATGGCTTTTAGAAGATGATGGCTTTGATGAGTTTGAGCCTTGCGACGAAGTTGCCTTGATAAATGATCGACGAAAAATCAGCGTCAAGATGACAAGCCTTCAACAGGCACATGCGGCAATTATTGAGGCCTTGCTTGCTGGGTTCTCTGTGAGTTCAATGGGCTTTCATTACGGCAACATTGACTTTCGCATGACGAGCGATTTTCGATTGAAGGGAATTGCAATCAACGACCCAGAGGCCGAAATTGTTTACGAGAACAGCGATGGTGAGGCGCAAGAGGAAACGTGGCAAAGCGAGGCCGCAATTCAGGTCAAGGCCGTGTCTGGCGTCATTGTTGAATTGATGACGCTGCTTCAATACCAGTCAGAGGAAACACAGGAGGAAATCAAATGACAAAAGAGGTCAAAGACAAATTCATCACGGTTCGATTGCCTGAATCGCTACTCAACAAGCTGCGCGACAAGGCCACAGAGAACGATCGAACGATAGCGGCGCAGGTCTTGCACTACATCAAGCAGGGCATGAGCAAAGCAAAGTAGCAAAAAAGCCACACAATACAAAATAAATTTGTATTTTATTTACGTCTTGACGTTGTTTTGTGTGGTTTATTGTTGTATTATTTACCCATCAAAACGAAAGGGCAACAAATGACTTTGCAAACACGAAAAAACTGGCTGATGGCTGCGCTAATTCTTGCCGCGCTTGGTGTTCTTGGTGGGATGGATGCAGAAAGCGAACAGCACAACGAATCCGAATACTGCGCCATGGTTTCAATTTGGAAACAAGACGAAGCCAACGGCATAGCAAAAAGCGAACGTGCCGGATGGCCCCCATTCAAAGGCGAGGAGATGTGCAAATGACAGTTATTCAAAGCACCATTGGCGATGACGAGGTGTCGGTGGTTATTACCCATTTTCATTACCAGCCGCCACACAAGGGCAGCGCACACACGTGCGACAGCGATGTTGATTTTTATGGATACACAGAGTGCGAGTTCACGGTGCTAGATGCTAGTGGCGATGAAATCAAAGAAATCAGCGACGAGGACAAAGAACGCATTGAGCAGGAAATTACAGAGCACATGCTTGATGGGGTTGATGAATGAACACAAGACCAAAAACAGTGCACACGGTTGAAACGCTTTTGGCAAGGACGGTTGAAGAGGGAGATTGCCTTCTTTGGACTGGGTATCACGGCAACAAAGTGCCAACGGTGTCACACGGCGGCAAGCTCTACCCAGTGCGTAGGCTGTTGAGCATATTGGCGGGAAAGCCTCACAAAGATGGCACATGGTACGCACCGCGCTGCGGTTGCCAGTCTTGCGTAAATCCTGAGCATATTGCCGCGCTGACAACTAAACAGCACATGATAAAGATGGGCAAGGCCGCAAAAGGCAATCCAGTCAGGGCTGCAAAGGTCAGGGCATACCGACAATCAATCAGCATCATTGGGACGCAAGAGCGAGCCAACGAGATACGCATGTCCACAGAAAACTCACGCGCACTGGCTGCACGTTTTGGTGTGTCAAAGAGCACCATTTGCAATATTAGGTCTGGTCGCGCATGGAAAGATATTTCTAGCCCTTGGGCTGGGTTGCTTTAAAAATTTAAGGATTGAAAATGAAACACAAAATCAAACACCGATTTAATGATTCTGTACTTTTTGAGTGCGAAGTGCCCAATGACGTTTCAAGCGGCATGGCAACGCAACATGCGCTTGAGCAAGCAACGAAGGCTGGAGCCAACCTCGCTAGAGCCAACCTCGCTGGAGCCAACTTCGCTGGAGCCAACCTCGCTGGAGCCAACCTCGCTGGAGCCAACTTCGCTGGAGCCAACCTCGCTGGAGCCTACCTCGCTGGAGCCAACCTCGCTGGAGCCAACTTCGCTGGAGCCAACCTCGCTGGAGCCAACCTCGATGGAGCCTACCTCGCTGGAGCCAACCTCGCTGGAGCCAACTTCGCTGGAGCCAACCTCGCTGGAGCCAAATTAATTGGCAAACGGCCTTTTTTTCAAATCGGGCCAATTGGGTCGCGTTGCTCATTTTTCACCGCATGGATTACAGATAAAGGCTTGTTCGTAACGGCTGGATGCTTTAAACAAAAGACGATTGATGAATTTAGAGTAAAGCTAGCTGAATCACATGGCGAGAACGATCACGCAAAAGAGTACGAAATGGCCTTGCTGATGATTGAATGTCACGCTGCACTTTGGACACCAGAGGAAGCAGCATGAGTAACTGGCCCTTTCCACCCGCAACAGGCGCAGTGCCATGGACGCGCAAGCAAATAAAAGAACATGCGCAACAACAACGCAAACAACTGCCAGACGCGCCACTGTGACTATATTTCTGCGCAATCTAAAAGTTGGCACACGCTTCATGCTAATGAGGAATGGGCAGAAATACACACTCCTTGGCCTTGGCATGTACAAAAACCGATGGACATACACGGTGCAGTGTGATTGTGAAAAACACACATCAACGCTTCACCACTCCTGCCACGTCAAACCACTTGAGAGAATCATGGAAAACACAACACAAGACCCGTATGCAAACGAGAAAGAAACGCAAGCGCTACTGACACCAGACACGCGCACACCATACGCGCAGATGCTTGACCAAATGCTAGAAATACGTGGCGCAAACGAGCAAGGCGCAGAGCCCTACAAAATACTCTACAGAATCACAGTTGAGCTGCTTGAAGCGTACTACCACGGCACAGAGGAGCAGCCATGAGCATTGAAGCAATGAAACGAGCGCTTGAATTGGCTCATGAAGGTGTGGAAATCCACTCGCCAAACTCGCCTGAATACAAAGTGTGCGCTGCATTGATTGAGGCTGAGAAAAACAATATCCTTGCTGACATTAAAGCAGTTAAAGGGGCCTTGGAGCAAACAGGTGTGACGGGCTTTTTTACTCAAGAAGCAATGAAGGCTCACAGTGATGGAAATATGACGCGCCTAGAAAACACCGAGCAAAAGCAATGGTCAAGCCTGACAAAAGAAGAGCGTGGCGAGTTTGTGCAACGCATTTGCAGCACTGGCACGATGTTTGTAACGCCACTGTTCTCAATCATCAATGAAATTGAATTGCTGATTTTGGAGAAAAACAAATGACGATTTTAATTTTTGCCGCCTTGATTGACTATGTCTGGCTTGAGTTTTGAGGTGCACAAATGAGTGATGAATTAAAAAGCCTGCTGACGTTGATCGGCTTGATCTTCGTTGCAGCAGGCTTGTGTTTGGGCGTGATGTGTTGGCTTTTAAGCCGCGACATTTACACACATGGCGATTAGGCGTATGCGCGTGCGCCCGTCTTGTCAATGATGAGGGCTTGGCGGCTTGGAATATCCCCCTCATACGTGGTAATTGACACGTGTACCCAGCGATCAAATTCGCGGATGCACTGCTGATATTGCAATCCACTTGCAATGATAGCCTTGGTTACTTCGTCGGGTGTCATGCCTGGCACACGAATATCAGCGGCACAGCCTCGGCGATGGTCGCTTTTATTGCTTGAGCCGACAGCATCGTTCACGGCCTCTGAGCGAAAGCCGCTGTTGATGATGATTGGCTTGTTGCCAAGCAACGTTTTGATTTGCTCCAAGAAGTCAGCCAGTCGCGGCAAGTTTGCCACTGCGTTGACAAATACCTCTTTTCCTTGAATGATGCACTTTTCGCGCTCTGTTGGCGTGTTGTCAAGCGTCCGGTGGTCGGTGTGGGTCAATTCTTCAAGTGTGAAGTGTGGTGTGAGTTGTGTCATTTGCGTTTCTCCATTACTTTTTCAAGGGTTCGACCACCAAAGTAGGCAGTCATCACAAGCATTCCCCATTGACCGAGCAGGCTCACATAGGCCTCGGCAATGTGAAATCCAAAACCATCCAAGACAGCCATCAGGTTAAAGGCGGTCAAGATGTAAACCAGCGTCATTGGGCGAATGTTTTTTGACAGCCACGAATCGCTAGCCATGTCAGCCTGCCAGCGTTCGCTGACTGCCTTTGTTTCAATCTCAAAGGCTCGCGTGTCAATTTCTTTGAGCTTCAAGGCCATGTCTGGGTTGGCCTCCAAAGCGGCGGTCACTTCGCTGATTGATGCGCTCACACCCAGCTTGTCGGCGATAGCCTTAACAGCCATGCCACCCATGGGGCCGGCGACAGCGGTAGCCAGCGCAGGGGCCGCGCTTTTTAAAATATCAAGTAGCTTGTCCATCTTTGTCCTCTTCGGTTTTGTTTTCTTGCTCGTCTGCTAATTTCTTGTAGACGTAATTCACGCCTGCATTGACAAACGACATGCCAGCGACACCGCCAAGCACACCGCCTGACAAAAGCATGGCGTCGTTTACTTGCTTGGCAAAGATGGCATCAATCGGGGCCATGCGCAACATAGGTTGAATTGTGAAAATCAACGAGATGATGGCAATCAGGACGGTTGACGCAAACACAAAGGAAATCGTCAAAATAACAAACGCCCACACGCGCACTTGGATTTGCTCAACAGTCATTCGCTCCTCTGAGGGAAACGTCTGTCCATCCATGCCGAGCATGATGGTGAGGATTTTTTTTAGCTTTTCGGTGAATGTCATTTTTCTTCCTTTATCAACATTTCAGGTGGCAATAGCTTGTCTGGGCATGTGCCCTCAACTGTGCAAATTGGGGGCTTGCACTCGGCTGCATCCCAGTTGCGCGGGTTTTGACACGGGTATCGATAGCGGTCTTCACCAAAAATGAAAACAGACGCCACCAGTGCAATCAGTAAAAACGCATATCTCACTCTTTGCCTTTCTCGGTTTTTTCAACCGCCTTCAATAAACGCTCCAGCTTTTCGCGGCTCTCGCGCAACGCCAACGCAGCACGCTCTGATTCGCGCTGCTGATGTTTGAATTGCCCGTCTTTCTTGTAGTTGTCCAGCACCAAGATGAACACCACAGTGCATAGGCACATGATGAGAACACCTAAAAAGACGATGATGCCGAGGTTATCTGGTTTAGACATTGGCAATAATACCGAGCAACAACCAAAAGTAAGTGATGAGCATCGCAGTAAAAAACAAGGTCACGTTTCGGTCAATACGATCATGGCGCAGCTTCTCGGCCCTTGCCTTGCGCCATGCTTTTTCGCGCTTGGCCTTCATCTGCCTTGCGGCTTGACCAACCTTCACCTTGTCCTGCATCTCTTGAAACTGCGACCAGATCGGGCCTAACTGCCAAGGTGCGCCACCCATCAAGGTGCGCAGCGTTGGGTAGGCAGAATCCAGCTCCGCTTGCAACTGCGTCAGCTCCAGCACTTCTTTCGGGTTGATCTCGTCCTTTCCAAAAACTTCGGCGTACCGTTTCTCTGCAAATGCTTTCAGGGTTGAGTAGTTGTCAAACCACTCACCCATGTGCCCGATGAACTGCTGCACGACTTCATCTTGCGTGGGGATGTGGTCGATGTAGCCGTCGTCTTTTTTCGGCTTGCCACGCTTGGCTGGCTCGGCTTGTTTGGTGGCTGCTGCTGGCTCGGCGACAACGCTCGCGCTAGATTTTGCAGGCGCACCAAGTAGGGATTTAATCCACCCCCAGATACCAGTGACTTCTGCATAAATCTTCTTGGCATCAGCTACACCACCTTCGACGGTTTTCTTGACGCGCTGGATTTCAACAGAGCCTTCACGCAAGCACTCGCAGCAATACTGAATGCCGCTGTACGCGGCGCGCATTGCTTGCAGAGCGAGCATGATTTCTGGGCCCACATTACTCGGCCTTCACTTCTTTGGCGATTTGGTAGCACTTGTTACCAATCATCAGCATGGTGTAAATGAGGGTCGCCCAAAGCAAAAGCTCGCTCACCTGATAGCCAGCAACCGTTGCAAGAGAGATTGTGGCGGGTGGCGCAACCTTAGCCACGACAGCCGCAACCGTTTCTGTTGAATGCTCTGTCGCCATTTCACAATCCCTTAAAATCAGCCTTGGTAAAACCAAATCGCTCAATGGTGCTCAAGTCCTCTACATCTTCCCAAACGGGCGGGATTACCTTGCCTTCATAGCCTGGCTGACTATATCCATCGGGGCGCACTGCAACGTCTTGTTTTCGTGTCATTGAGCCTTTGAGTGACTTCATGAATTCATCGTGCTCAGGTGTGCCAGTGATGGCGTCCAAATCTTCGCGTGTGTTGATGACTGTATTAAATAGCGATGCCATGTTTGTTCTCCATCCAATTGAAAAGGTTGTGCGTATCTGCCCATTTTGCATGACCAGACCATGATGCTGTGAATTTTTGCAGGGATTCCAAGTCGTTGTTTTCAACGAATCGTGAAATTTTGCGTTTTGCCCTGATTACTGAATCCTTACGCAATAGCTTATGCGTGGGCCAGATGCGGTAGCCAAGAAAGTTCACGCCTCGGCTGACTGGTGAAATTTGCCATTTGCCGATGCGTAAATTCAGCTCATTGATTGAAAAGTCACTCAGGCGCAAGAAGCTGTCCATGAGCCTGTCTTTGTCGTCATTCATGATGACAATGTCGTCCATGTACCGCGCCCAGTGACGGTGCTCAAGGTTGAAGTGAATAAACCTGTCTGCGGCGTTGCCATAGACGTTGGCAAATAGCTGACTGGTCAAGCTCCCGATTGGGATTCCCTTGCCAGTTGGCGGGATGATTTCGCGCATGATGTGAAGCGTTTTCTCGCAGTCAATCTTTCGCTCAATCATTTCGTGCAGTACTTCACGGTCAATGCTTGGGAAAAACTTTGAGTAGTCCGTTTTGAGAAAGTATTTCGCCTCTGTATAGCGCAGCTTTGACTGCACATACCTGACGCCTGCGTGTGTTCCCATGTTTGCACGACAAGCAAATGTCTGAGGCATCAAGCCGCGCTCAAATATTGGTGCGACGATGTTGCAAAGAGCGTGTTGCACCAGTCGGTCTTTGAACTCAAGCGCTGAAATAAGGCGTGGCTTTGGCTCATAAATGGTGAACTGGCGATATTCGCCGATTTTGTAGCTACCATCCAAAATCTCTTGCTGAATCAGAATTAAATTTGCCTCGGCGTACTCTTTGAATTCCAAATAGCCAAAGCTCATTTTTTTGCCGCGAGACGTTTTTTCATAGGCTTCGCGCAAGTTTTCAATGGTTGCAATTTGCTGGATTAGGTTTCGATGTTTTTTTGCCATAAAAGTGTTGGCCCCGCTTTTTGATATTTCACTACTAAGCGTTATGCCAAACCGCTGAATGTATTTCCCGAAGGAGGACAAATCCGGCTGACCACACGTGGATTGGTCTGCCTGCGCAGCCGTGGCGAGCGCAGAGCGAAGGATATGTGTAGACACAGACGAAGCGCGACCCGATGTTGTTGTTCGAGTTCGAGGCGGCGTTGTTCCAGTTCGAGCACCGAGAACCGGAGTTCGCAGCGTTGTTCCAGTTGCCCCCAAATAGCGCAGAGTTGTTATCCGGCTTGCCCCTGTGATTTCCTGCGCTTTATCCATGCATTGACCATGCCACCCACCTCTGACAGCAGAACCTGTGCTGTTTGGAGTTGATGGGAGGTCATGCACCGATTCGTCGCAAGAAACCGCATCCAAAACCGCAAGTGAGCAAGCCCACCGTCTGCGGCGTAAATTTTTGAAACCTGATTGCTTTTGCCTGCTTGAATGAGCAAGTCTGGTACACCCATCAAGCATTGCAAAAACATCTCCCTTGCTACGCCATGCTTTCTCGGCATGGATTGGGCGATTGGGTACAGATACGAGATAACCCTCTCGTACTTTTCCAAAACCGCCATTTGGTCGTAGCATTTTTCTTCCTGTATTGGTTGCATTTAAATGCATGGCTTTCGCCATGCTCAATCAAGTTGCAGGTGGTCACAGACGAAGCGCGACCCGACGCCGCTGTCCGAGAGCGAGGCGGCGTTGTTCCAGAGCGAGCACCGAGAACCGGAGTTCGCAGCGTAGCTCCAGTTGCCCCCAAATAGCGCAGAGTTTGGAGCGTTGTACTCAGAGCCTCGGCCTTCGGTGTTTGCGTTCCAGCTTGCGCCAGCGTATGGGCCACCACGATCACGACCCCAAACCAATAGAACACCAGTTGACTGAATCACGCCCCACTTTGATGTGTAGGCGGCGTTCAAGATGGTGCTGACTTGGTCTGTACCAATGGATGAGGCCTCTGTCGTGCCATAGGCGGCGGACATGAATTCTTGTTGCGTTGGGCATCGCTTGCCAAAAGCTGTCGCCAACTCCATCGCCTCAAACCATGTGTAAGAGCCATAGGTGGTTGAGCCGTTGCCGCCAAACATTGTGGGCACTTTGGGTGGGCTTGAACCGTCAGCCATCGTCACGTTGTACTTGGACGAACCGTTTGTGATGGCGTCAACGCCAGTCAGGTAAATGTCGCACCAAAAGCCGCCAGCAATCAAGGCCATGCCGCGAGGGTCTGGACAGTTTGGGCGAAACTTCAAATCCCAGAATGAGTACTCGTTGATTTGAGGCGTGGTGTTGCCGACAGCGTTACCACCAGGTGCGTAGTGGAAGCCGCCAACCTTGCGCCAATTGCCAGCGGCTGGAGCTGATGTGTGATTTGTTGAGGCCTGGATGGTTGCATCGTCTTTGACCCAAACGGCGTAATCAGTGCCAGCGGTAAGCGTTGGCATTGTGATTGCAGTTGCAGATGCGTACGTGACCAATGTGCCAACAACATCAATGATTGTTCCAGCCTTGATGCTTGCTGTACCGTTGCCAGTTTTGGTAAAGCCAACAGACGATGCGTCAGACTTGAAAAAATATCCGTCTTGAGCAAATGTTGGAACTGACGCAAGAATCGCAGCCTCAAGGTAATCGGCAATGTTTTGCGCTGTCAGCGAATCGGTGACGTTGTTGCCTTGTTTGTCTGCAATGAATTCAGCAACACCAGCGGCAATCAGTGAAGATTGACGCAAAGCCTTGTTAACCAATTTTGAACGGGCGATGCCTGGCTGATTGCCAATTGGTCGCTGCGTGTCGGCGCTGTACTCAGCCTGAGTGAGTAAGTTTGTGCCTGTGTCTGTGCCTGCAAAAAGCAGAATCTCATTGGTTGCCATTTCGGTTTCTCCTTAAATTGGTGTCAATTCGTTTGACCATTGCCCAGAATCCCATTCGGACAGTGCTGCATTTGTTTCTACATCCCAAGCCATCAGCGTTCCAGCCGTTGGGACGACAGCATAGTAATTGATGTGCACACCCTCTGGTTTGAGTGGAATGTAGCCATTGATTAAGAGCGCCTGCTCAACGGCATCAAGCGGCTCACCCGCAATGCCAATCACCATGCTCATGTCTTGATTGTCTTGGATGAGCAAAATACTCTCATCGCCAAAAACGCTAACCCAGATTGCGTATGCGTCTGGGATGCTGCCATTCCAGTTGTTGGCTGAAATCTTGGCTTTTAAAAGCATCCGGTATGAATCGTCGGGTAAATCAACAAGGCCTGAATCTGGGTCAAACTCACCCTTCCAGATGCCAGATTCCCAGCCATCCGAGGCCAAGTCGTCCCAACTGAAATAGACGCCAACAAGCGGCGTTGCAATTCGACGACCACGCCCAATCCAAGAGCCAACAGCATCAAGCTGGACGCCTGTTGCTGTGTCAATATCAAAATCAGCAGGGAGGCCATTCAAGACCGATTGCATCTTGGCAAATGGCGAAGCCCCAGCAGAAACCGTGGCCTCGAATTTCTCTTTGCCTCGGTGCTCGCTTGTGATTAGATTTAGGTAGTCATCGACGGTCATAGCACGATCACGGTTACATCAACGGCTGGGTCGCACTCTGCAATTTCATTAAAAGCAAGCGTCAGGTTTGAAGCTCCAAACGAGCCTGCGTTTTTCTTGATTCGCAAAAGTGAAATGTCAAAAGTAGCGCCTGCGGCCTGACCTGGCAAGTTGGCAGGCACATACAGCTTGGTGATAAGCACATCGTCGCCAATATCCAGCGCGGTGATTGAATCGGCAACGGACTTGGCGATCAAATCTGCAAAGCCTGTTGTGTATCCAGTCAGTGGCGTGATCGTTACCTCAACGCTGATGGTTGCAGGTGTTGGCCTAAAAAAATCAATCAGGTTTGGCAGGCTATAAGCATCGTACGTGGTGACAGTTGTCGTGCCATACGTGTTTGTGCCTGGCGTTTTCTTGTTTGCAATCGCGTCACCAATTGCCTGAGAATCGCCACCCTCAACAACAATCGCAATAGAGTGCTCTGGAATGCCATTTGCATCGGTTGTGCTGTTGTCGTTTTCGTAGCCACGAAAGCGCGTGACGCCTGCAAGCGATGCGACAGCGCCAATAGTGCCATCAAGCACAGAAAGCGAAGGGAGCGCAGTTGAGAAAGACTGGCGGCGGCGAAGCTCTGCATCAGTCTCAATTGGGTCGCCAGTGGATGCGGCGGTTGCGTTGTTGACAGTTTGCCAACCTAGTGTTGGTGTTGCAATCTTGTTGATGCTGTTGGCGGCGGCTGTGATTGCTCCAATCTCAACTGCTGTGGCTGTCACAGTGATTGAGCCGCCAGATGGAATGGTCACGGATACGGGAAGGTTCCATTTTTGAGACAGCACATCTTCGGCTTGACCATTCAAAATCACTGTTCCTGCTGTGCCAACAACCAGCACATCGGCGGTTGAGTACGTGGCGGCTCGGCGTCGAATGCCGTTGATTTTGACGTTGCGTGACAGTGCATCGGCTTGCGAGGTTAGCGGCGAAAAACTGCTGTAAACGCTTGCGGCAACTTGCATCGTGTCGTAAATTGCCAGCGCCTGAATTGCAATCCATTGTCCGTCTTGGCTGTCTGGCTCCAAATAAGCGTCAGCGCCATAGATGGTTTTGTATGCATCCTTGAGATATTGCAGGACTGTTGGGTAATCTGGGTAGTGAAAACCCGTGGCGTCAACATAGACCAAATCAGCAATTGCCATCACACCACCTCCGTGAGTACGGTTGGGCCAAATGTCGTGTCAATCGTTGCTTGGATTGTGACTTTGCGCTCGTCTGGGTCAAATTGCAAATCGAAGGCGGTAATTGCGGTCACGTTTTCTGTCTCCAAGATGCGCGAGCGAATCGCGGGTTCAATCGTTTGCGTCGTGTACTTGCCAAGGGCGGCTTGCACGTATGGTGTGCCATCGGTGGTATCCAAGAACCACTCATCAAGCCACAAATTCAGCCTAGTCACAACGGCCTGTGCCACTGTCTCCGGCGTATTTCTCAGGAAATCCGCCTGCTGACTTCCGAATGTCATGTCTCCGTTTTCGGTCAATCGTCGGTATCGCATCGGTTTCTCTCCATTGGTGTGGAATTATGCCCTCTAGGTCGCTTGCCGACAATTAATTTGTCGGGCCACCGGACGTGCCGCCACCAGTCTGAACGCCTGTGTGCTTGTGGCTTGCAAACGCGATTCCACCAACATCCAAGCCGCCAGTGACTGTCATGGCCCCGCCAACGGCGACAGCACCGCCGGATTGAGTGATTGCGCCCGTCACGGTCAATGTGCCGTTCACTTTCACATTTGGGGCTGTCATGTTGATTTCAGACGCGCCGACAATGTTTGCCTTGCCATCAGGTGTGATTTCAACCAGCGTTGTGCCTGCATAGTTGCGAAGCTGGACGCTTGACGAGCTGACGTTTGCCAGCTTCTTTGGTTGGCTTGTCGGGGCAAGGATTGCAAACCCATCGGACAAGTCATGCATCCGCGCCTCGGCTGGAGCGCCAACACCGCCGGACTGCCACCATGAATCAATGCATCGAGCTGAAAAGACAACGAGTACTTCATCACCAGCTGCAACGGGGAATGTCAAAGCGAAGCCGCCAGCCTTGGGCCAAACAATCGGCACATCAACCAAAACGGGCAAATTGACCAGTTGAGTTTTTCCATCGGGTGAAGCCACAGAGCCTTGAATTGATGGCTGCACAACAACCGTTTGGGCGGTCAAATTCACAGACACGACCACGGCGGGTAGCGCAGTCCAAATTTGCGAGGCGTGGCTCTCTAGGGCCATTCGCAATGATTCTTCTGGGTCGTCCAGTCGTTCGCGTCTATCCATCACGAGGCCTTCACTTGCTTGTCTGGTGGCTGGGTTGCATCGACATCAAGGCAAATCAGGTCTGAATACCAGTCGTTGCCTCTGGTGTCGCCTGTGTGCTCAACAACCAAAAGTCGGTAAAAACCATCGGACGCAATGTCGGCGGGTTTGTTGGCTTGAGCGTCTTTTGATGTGTCTGCGAGTTTTGCCTCTGCCACATCTTTTTCGTTGATTTTGACCTTGCCGCCAATCTTGAGCATGGGGTTCATCAGGCAACGAGCCTTGATGCCATCGTTGGTTTGCTCCGGAGTTCCGACAAGACCTGTTTTGCTGTTGAGCACCACGGCCTGATTTGGAAGCGAGCCAGTGTTTGGGATGAACTGCAGCTTTCCATCCTGAATTGACCACGATGTGTCAGATGCTTCGGATGATTGACGCATGTAGTCACGTGCCATGCCGTACATCACCTTGCCACGTGGCAACTTTGTGTCGCCCGTGTCGCCGATATAGCCTTGCTTGACGCCCTTGCCAGCCATAGCACCTGATGAGGCGTTAATCTGGTCGCGCTGGGTTGCTCCTGCGGCTAGCGTGGTGTTGACAACAGCGAAGTTGTACGCATCGTCACCATCGCCAGCGGCAATGTCAATGTAGGTATCGACACCGTTTTCTCGACCAAATCGCACCTGCTTGATGTTGCCATCAAAAATCACACCGAAATTACTCTCATAACCACCCTGAATCACCACTCGGCTGAACTCGCGCCGAATCTGAGCAACCGTTGTTTCGGAGATATTGAAAATGCGGATTTCGGCTGTGTTTGGTGTTTGCGCGTCAGCCTTTTTGACCTTGAATTGAATATGGAGGCCAGACAAATCCAAGCCACTGCCAGATGATGAGGCAACAATTAGCTTGCACGAGCGAAGGTATTGACGCTGTTCAGCCATCACACATTCACCAAGTAGTACAGATTTGCCTCTTGGCCTAAGTTGTCAAGCGTTGGGGGCTCAAACTCATCCCCGTCTGTATATACAAACAATTGGCCAGGGATGCCAACGTGAGAAAACTGACTGAGCAAGTCAGCGCCAGTGACAAGTGGCAAGTTAACAATCAGCGGTGTTGATGTGGCATCGTCCAAAATGTCAAGCGTCCAAGCAGGCATCTCGCCGTTCCACTTGCAAACGATGATATAGGCAACGCCAGCCAGCTCGATCGTGAATCGCTGCGGCACGTTAACCAGCGGGATTGTGAATAATTGCTCTGCCAT